CGGCAAGCCTCATCAGGGTCAATATATAATAAGGGAAGATTATCATTCTCTGCTCATTTTTTTTATGAAAGTATATTATGAACTTAGAAGAACTGAAAAAAGAAGCATACAAAGACCTACCTATTACTGATCAAGAACATTTAGATCAGGAATCCTTTCGCAACCAAGAAATAAAATCAAAATGGTTAGATTATAAATCTCGCTTTGAACTTTTACTTGTCAAAAATAAAGGTGACTATCAAAAACTTTATAGAGCCAAGTGGGAATACTATGGTGGAAAAGCAGATGCAAAAGTATATGCATCAAAACCTTTTGACTTTAAAGTTCTCAAAACTGATCTTGCAATGTATATAAACTCTGATGATGACGTAATAGAACTAGGTGCAAAGATTAGTTATCTAGAAACTGTTATAAAATTTATTGAAGGTATAATTAAGTCAATAGATAATCGTGGATGGGATGTAAGTCATGCTATTAATTGGAAGAAATTTGAAGCTGGTATGATGTAATATGATTAATTATATCAACATTGATAAAAGTTTTTCTGTTCCTGATACACTAGAAGATGGTGTTATCATTGAAAAAAGTGGTAATGTAAAAAGGAACTCAAAAGTATTTTTTATTAAAGATGCTAAAACTTGTAAAGAACTCTTTAATATTATTAATGAGTCAACAACAATTCAGTTGACTGATATAGAACCATTACAATATTCTGAGTATGGTGTTGGTGATGAATACGGTTGGCATAGAGATATTCTTGACAATCCATATCCTAACGGATTGGTTAGAAAAGTATCTTTTTCCACTCTTCTGAATCAAGATTTTGAGGGTGGTGAATTTGACATTGAAACAAGAAACCCATTTGAAAAGAAACGATATGATACGTTTGACTTGTCCAAAAAACACAACACTGTAATATTTCCCTCTCATATGTGGCACAGAGTAAGACCAGTAAAATCTGGTGTTAGAAAATCTATAGTGGGTTGGGTATTAGGGCCTCCGTAATGCACATATCAAAAAAGAATGAAGTATACATAATTCTCAGTGAACTAACTGATTCGGAACGTCAAGAATTATCAGAGTTTTTTACCTTTGAAGTTCCTGGCGCAAAGTTTATGCCTCAATTTAAAAACCGTATGTGGGATGGTAAGATACGATTGTTTTCTCCAGCAACAGGAGAAATATATTTAGGACTATTACCTTATATCAAGAAATTTTGTGCAAGTAATGCAATCCCATATATAATAGAAGAAGGAGTAGAAAATGACAAACATTTGGATGGTAAGAGTGCTGGAGGATTTATCAAATCCCTCAAACCGAAATCGCAAGGAAAGTCTCTCAAAATTAGAGACTATCAGATTTCGGCTGTCGCTCATGCACTTGCCAGAGATAGGGCTCTTCTTGTTTCTCCTACTGCTAGTGGTAAGTCACTTATAATATATTCTCTGGTTCGTTATTACCAGATGAAGGAACTAAAGACATTAATACTTGTTCCTACTACTTCTTTAGTAGAACAGATGTATACAGACTTTGAAGATTATGGTTGGAGTTCTGGTACATACTGTCAGAAGGTATATCAAGGTTATACTACAAAAGTAGAAAAGGACGTAGTTATATCTACATGGCAATCTCTCTATAAAATGCCAAGAAAATATTTTGATCAGTTTGGGTGTGTAATCGGTGACGAAGCCCATATGTTTAAGGCAAAATCACTTACTGGTATAATGACTAAGATGCACCATTGTAAGTATAGATTCGGTCTTACAGGGACTTTAGACGGTACACAGACGCATCAATTAGTACTAGAGGGTCTATTTGGTGCAGTTGAAAAAGTTGTCACTACAAAAGAACTTATAGACAAAAATACACTCGCAAATCTAAAAATAAAATGTATTATATTGAAACATCCTAACATAAGGGAAAAAATGAGCTATGCTGAAGAAATGGAATATCTTGTCACTAACGAAAAACGAAATGATTTCTTACTTAATCTATTACGGCATCTTAGGGGTAATACTTTATGTCTCTTTCAATTTGTAGAAAAACATGGAAAACTTTTATATGACAAATCAAAGGGGAATAAAAATGATAACATTTATTTTGTATATGGTGGTGTTGATACAAGTGAAAGGGAAGCTATTCGTGGATTGGTTGAAAAACATACCAACTCTACTACTATTGCATCCTACGGCACTTTTAGTACTGGTATTAACATTCGTAATATTAACAACATCGTGCTCGCAAGTCCAAGTAAATCAAAGATTAGAGTCTTGCAATCAATCGGGAGAGGTTTGCGTACATCATCAAGTAAAGATTCCGTTTTAATATATGACATTGCAGATGATATTAGCTATAATGAAAGAAGGAACTTTACTCTTAACCACTTCACAGAAAGACTAAATATTTATAACGAAGAACAATTCGATTACGACATTAGTAAGGTAAAATTAAAATGAATGATACAACCTATAAAGTTATTAAACTATCTAATGGCGAAGATATTATTGCGACTTTAACTTCTGAAAACGAATCAGACATTGAAATAGAAAATCCTCTTTTGATGTCAGTCTTTCCAGAAATGACAAAAAGTGGAGAACTTGATTCTTTAAACTTGAGCCGATGGATACAACCATACACAGAGCAAAGTTATTTTACTTTGTCAAAATCGACAGTCGTAACAACGGCTGTAGCATCGCCAGGGCTTTCTAGATATTATGAATACGTTCTAAGAAGAATAGAAGATTGGAAAGGTAATAACGAAGAAACTTTAGAAGAAATATCTGATGATGATGTATATGATGAACTTCTAAATGAATTAGAAACACAAAGTAAATCTATTCATTGAACCTCAACATAGTTGAGTATATAGACGATATTGCTTTCTGTCAATCCCCTTTTCAAAAAAAGATATGCGATAAGTACATTGACAATTATTACAACTTAGTATATATTATATAATAGTATATCTAAGGAGCTATTATGGTAAAAAAAGCAAAGAAACCACATTACGTAGATAATAAGAAATTTCTTCAAGCAATGATTGATTGGAGAAAAACTTGGCCAGATGAAGAACACATACCACCTGTTACTGATTATATTGGTGAGTGTTTTTTAAAGATTGCGAATCATCTAGCATACAGACCTAACTTTATAAACTATACATATAGAGAAGAGATGGTATCTGATGGTATTGAAAACTGTTTACAATATGTAAAAAACTTTAATCCAGAGAAATCTAGTAATCCATTTGCATACTTTACACAAATTATTTATTATGCTTTTCTACGAAGAATACAAAGAGAAAAGAAACAAACTCATGTTAAGAATAAAATGATAGAAACTAAAAACTATGAATCTTGGACTGTTATGGAAGGTGATGATACTGGATATTCTGTAATTGGTTTTGATCCTACAATAATGCTTCCTGATGAGGATGTTTACAAACCAAAGAAAAAAGAAGCCGTTAAGAAGAAGGGTTTAGAAAATTTTATGGAAGAAGATGATATTGAAAAAATTGCCGAAAGGGGCATAGATTGAAAATAGCAATAATCACTGATACACACTTTGGTGCTCGTAACGATAACGCAAACTTTAATGAATACTTTTTTAAGTTCTATGAAAATTTATTTTTCCCTACACTAATAGAAAGAGGGATTACTACTTGTATTCATATGGGTGATGTTATGGATAGACGCAAGTATGTTTCATATAAAACTGCAACTGATTTTAGAAAAAGGTTTATAGATAAGTTTGTAGAGATTGGTGTTGACTTACATTTGATAGTGGGAAACCATGATACTTATTATAAGAATACAAGTGAAGTTAATTCTATGGAGGAACTTGTAAGTAATAATTTCAAAGTATACACTGGCCCAGAAGTTGTAGAATTTGATGAAACTCCTATACTACTAATGCCTTGGATAAATGCGAACAATTATAATGCATCTATGGATGCGTTGAAAAATGCTCAATCAGATATTCTTATGGGACACTTAGAAGTTGCTGGTTTTGCAATGACAGGTCAAGGAATGGTTTCTGCTGATGGTTGGGAAAAAGAACATTTCAAAAGATTTGAAACTGTATTCAGTGGCCATTTTCATCACAAAAATGATGATGGTCAAATCTTTTATCTTGGAACTCCCTATGAGATATACTGGAATGACTGTGATGATCCAAAAGGGTTTCATATTTATGATACAGATACAAAAGAACTAGAACGAATAATAAATCCATTCTCAATCTTTAAAAAAGTTTTCTATGATGATTCTCAAAATGATTATAGTAAGCATGATGTCGCACAATACAAAGACCATTATGTAAAAGTAATTGTTGTAAATAAAAAAGACTTATATGAGTTTGATAAATTTACAGATAGATTACTTAAAGCAGATTGTTTTGAAGTAAAAATCATTGAGGATTTCAGTGAGATGGATGCAAGCAATGTGTCAGATGATATTGTACAAAATTCAGAAGATACACTAACACTACTTGATAAGTATATTGATGAACTTGATATTACTCTAAGTAAAGATAGACTCAAAACTACTATGAAGAGTTTATATAACGAGGCTCAGGACTTAGAACTTTGATAACTTTTAAATATGTACGTTGGAGGAACTTTCTTTCAACAGGTAATAACTTTACCGAAATTCAGCTAGACAGAAATTCAACAACACTTGTTATTGGAGAAAACGGAGCAGGAAAATCTACTGTTCTAGACGCTCTTTGTTTTGGTTTATTTGGTAAGCCATTTCGTGGTATTAATAAAACTCAACTAATAAATTCTGTGAATATGACAGGAAGTATGGTTGAAGTTGAGTTTAACATAGGCTCAAAGAAAATAAAAGTGGTACGTGGAATCAAACCAAATGTATTTGAGATTTATGTTAATGGTAAGATGTATAATCAAGATGCAAATGTTAGAGACTATCAAAAGTATTTAGAGCAACAGATACTTAAACTAAACTATCGTAGTTTTACTCAAGTTGTTATTTTAGGTTCATCTACGTTTATACCGTTTATGCAGTTAAAGTCTAGACACCGCCGTGAGGTAGTTG